GGTCTAGCAGGGCAGGAAGATCCGCTGCGGTATAACGCATGAGATTTGTCATTTTTCTTAGCTCCTTGTAAAAGCGAGTTTGTGTTGTGTGGACCCTTAAGGCATCCACTAATAATTATAATACTTCCATAAAAAAACGGGGTGTTGAACCCCGTATAATTTTATTCGGTATACTCTACCTTCTTTTTCTTAGACCCAATGTTGTACTTAGTTTCAAGTATCCAATCCTGCTTGTCTTTATAAGCCAGTACCTTAATCTGATTAAGCGGAGCGATATCTTGAATTTTATCGACATCTACAATACCTATAAGACCCCAATCTGCCAGAAGTTGAGCGATGCGATTACGACGCTGAACATCATTTTGAGTTAAATTTGCATGTTTACCATCAAGGGCAAACAGTTCTTTAAAATGAACAAGGAAGTATCTACCTTGCTTATGAAGAATATGGCAAGACTGATAGATTTTCTTTTCCTTTCGTGATGCGACTCCGATACGTGTCAAAGTTTCACGCACTTTCAAAAAGTCATCAGGTTCGTTTAGAACCACTTCAATCATTTGATCGGGTGTCCATTTCACTTCAGATTCTTGAACGACACTCATCGTTTTCCTCCAGTTTCAAATTTTGATTTAATAAAATTAAGTTGTTCTTTAGTAAGAATCTTCAAAACTTGTTTTGCCTTTTCATTACTATAACCATAATAACGTTTGACATAATCAAGATCTTTGATCTTATCTTGTCGGAGCCAGGGAGAAAATCTCTTCTTTTTCCTAACGATATTTATAAGAAAATCATATTGAAGTTTTTTTGGAAGAAAATGATACCTATTTAGTTCATTCACAAACATAATGGTATCAAGATGACCAGACAAACACCTATTAACAATGTATGGTGCATATTCTTTTTCTAGAGAAGGATCTTCATCAATGAGATGCTTCTTAGTTTGATTAATACTATTCAACCAATCTTTCAACTCAGCCATAAAGAGCAGACTCCAGAGAATTCACAGTAGGGTAGTTTGTAACTAGTAATTCGGTTTTGACATTATCAGCGGTTCCCCTATCACCACGATGTGCCATAGAGTAACGTAGTTGCCATTCTCTAAGGTGATAGTCTTTGTACAATTCCATAAGACGATCATTCACATTGTAAGTGATCATAAAATCATGAGGACAGTCATATACATCTTGTGCAAATTTGTCATGATCAAAAAACTTATGCATCTCACGATCTTTACCATAAAGAAAATCCTTGATGTCATAAGGTGGATCAAGAAAAACAAATACATCCTTACCTGGTGCATTCATTACCTCAGAATAATCTATATTGGTAATTTTCCAGTTCTTAGTCAAAAGAGAAAAGTCTTTAAGTTTTTTAATTCCAACAAAAGAAAAATTTGCCCTAGAAGCAGTCTTTGAAAAAGTACTATTCTCTGTAAGACCAGAAAAAGAACACTTATTCAAAATGAAAAAACTAACTGCTCGATCAAGACCATCTTGAGTATTGATATCTTCTCTAGTCTTATCAAACAATTCCTTATGTGCAGAATCTTTATCTTCCTGAGAAGAATAGTCAGAAACCTTGAGTTTGATATCATTCAAAGCATCAGAAAGATCTTCACCACGATCCCTCAGCTGAATCCAAAAATTATAAAGAGTAACATACCTATCATTGATCCATACAGGAACATCTGGGTATGCTTGAGTTGCATAAAAAGCAACAGACCCACCACCAATAAAAGGTTCTCTATATTCTTTAAAGTTTTTAGGAAACCAAGGTGCTAGAGTCTTTGTTGCCTTAGATTTGCCACCAGGGTATCTAAGGCAAGTTTTCAATGGAAACGTCTTTATACTCATAATCTTTAGGGTGATACTTCAAATATTCAAGGAAGGTCATTTTCATTTCCTTCTTTGTCATGCCACAATGTTTTGCGGCAGCAGGTAGAGTCATTTTAGCACGAAACAATGATTCATTTGCTTCCTGCACATTCTCAGGTGTAGTCTTCACTCTTGGTTCTACCAGTTTAGTTTTATCGATAATCAATAGACCCATTTGGCACTTCCTCCATTAACTCCGCAAGTGTATAAAAGAACTTGTTGACACTTCCTGCCATCACACGATATCCAGTACCAACATAGATTTGCCCAAGCACTACCGAAGCAGTAGCAACTCCCCAAAAAATGTAGTAAAATCTAGATTTAACTTGTGCTCTCAGTTTTTCTTTTTTCATGATCATCAGGTAATCAGTTTTTTCTTAGGTGTTTTGATAACAGAGTACATTTCTTCATATTGAGAAATAATTTCTTCTTGAGTTTCAGAGATATACACAATATACCTTTTTGTAATCTCAAGTTCTTTATTCCTACCTTCTAAAAGAGGAGACCATGGTGCAAACTGAATTGTGCCTGTACCTGTAGGAACAGCAACGATAGGATTTTGGATGACAATTACATCTGATTTATCATCAATCAGGTCTGCGACAACATCTTCACCAGACCACATACGAATAAGTTTTACGTTCATTTGAATTCACACTCCACCATAAGTTCGGTTAGACAAGCAAGCATATTTATCTCTTGATCCGCAACAAACGCTCCTTGATACTGATACTTAGCAAGAACAAGAACAGCAGCAGGAATACTGCCAGGGACCAGGGAATCGTAAAGACTATCGTAAATGCGACGCAGAAGTACAGTAGTATCATTGTCCAAATTAGAAACGATCCACTTACGAACTTCCGCAAAATTTTTGTCTTTGAGATTTTTGACAAGTTCATTTACAGCAACATCAGAGAACGTAGCAAGAATGCCAGAGTCAATCTTTCCACTTACAGAATAACGCTGACACTCATTAAGAACACGACGCCAATCGGGAAAGTGTTTGTTGATTAATTCTACCAGGACCTTGTTATCATATTCAACACCTTCTGCATCCAGGATTTCTTGGATACGCTTGAAGAACTGTGCGGCAATGGACTGACGCTCTTTTCCTTTGATGGAAAAGTCAACAACCGCACATCGGGAATGGAGGGGTTCAAGAATCTTGTTCTTGTAGTTACATGTGAAGATGAATCGACAGTTCCCAGCAAACTCCTCAATAAAAGCCCGTAAACAGAGTTGTACATCATTGGACGTGTTGTCAGCTTCGTCAATGATGATGACCTTGTGTTTAGAATCCGAAGTAAGTGAGACGGTCGAAGCGAAGTTCTTCGCATTGTTTCGGACAGTATCAAGGAATCTACCTTCGTCGGATCCGTTAATGACATATACATCTACTCCAAGTTCGTTACACAGTGCCTTGGCAACTGTGGTCTTACCGATACCAGGAGGACCTGCCAAAAGCATATTGGGGATCTCACCCCTTTTCAAAAACTCACGAAACATATCTTTCGTGGTATCGGGAAGAATACAGTCCTCAATAGTCTTAGGACGGTATTTTTCAACCCAAATAAAATCACTCATAATCAAATCCAATCAGGTTTTTTCAATACAGAGGTAGGAACAATTTCCAACCATTCATTCCCATCAAAAATATACAACTTGTGTGTATCCTTGTCAAGAAAAACATCACCCTTTTGATAGGTCATTCCAAAGGTCTCGTAAACGATTTACTGACGATACTTTTAGCGTCAAGCATCATCTTCATATATTTTACACCCTCCTTGGGTTTCGTGTGATCCCCACAGGTGAAAATGTCACATACTGCCATACCCAATTCTGGCCAAGTATGAATGCTGATATGACTTTCAGCAAGCATTGCCACACAAGTAACACCCTGAGGTTCAAACTTGTGTGAGTTGAGTGCTAATAAAGTTGATTTACACTTGACTGATGCCTGGTAAACAACATCCCTTACAAACCTTTCGTCATCTAAGAACGATTTGTTACACTCCTTGAGTGTAAAGAGAATGTGTTTCATCAACCAAATGTAGAATCAGGTTCTAGTGCGATATAGTAAGTCAAATTATATCGAGTGTTAGTAAACTGAGAAAGAAGTTTGGAAGAAACTACAACATCATAAGCACCAGGAATAATCTTGATATTTTCTACTTTGAAGTTGAAAGTAAACTCTTGATCGGTTTCACCAACAACGATGGCATATTCATTAGAAGTATCATTCTTCTTATCACGAACAACCAGTTTGATGACACCCGCTTCACCAACGGCGGAAAGATCAGGCAGTTGATAAACTTGTGCTGCTTTCACCAGTTTCTCCAGAGAAGTGCTGTCCAGTTGGAAGCAAACATCTTGAGAAGGCAGATTAATCTCTTTCTCAGGAGGAGAAATAATCACATTAGGATCGGCAAAAAAGTATTTGACCCGACGCTTACCTTCTTTAATACTAAGATAAGAATCATCATTAAAATCAAGATCAGGATCTTGATGGAGACTAAGACCATTCAGAAACTGGTTAAGATCGTAGATAGCAAAGTCACGAGGGAACTCTTCTTTCACTTCTGCTTCTGCAAGAATATTCTTAGCAACAGAGATAGTACGAAGTTTAGTACCTTGCTTCACAAGAATAGAATTATTAATGCCCGCAAAGTTTTTAAGAAGAGCAATAGTATTATCGGAGAGTTTCATCGTATCATTCATTGGGGATAAGTTTCACGTTGTGCATTTTTGTCGTTGAAATGCAGCAGAAGAACAGCATAATGCAAAATCTTCATAATGTCACGTCGTGCAGTGCCTTTCTTATCATAACGAGAGGCATACTTGAGGATATTGCTGCGACAAAAGGATTCACCGTCACCACAAGCTTCAATCAAATCAAGTGTTTGAATTTTATCATCACCAGCAGAGTAATGCTGGTTATATGTTGCAGAAATATAATCGGATAGTTCTTTGAGGATGCGATCCTCGCTGTACTTATATCGTCGATCAGTTTGTTCGGACATGTTCAAATCAAAAGAAATAGTATCAGAGTTTTTGATATAACTACTAGTATAGTCTAGTATATCATTAGAGAGAATTCCTGGATTACCAGTAATACTGTACCCATCATCATCCCAATAGTCTTGGTTAGACATAGCAGAGTCGTTCAAATAGTTCCAAAGGTTTGTCATAATTATATCAAGAGAAGTTGTGAGAGTCAAGACATTCTTTCTGATCAACATAGAATTTTTCACCAGTAGCAGAAAGATCGAAATCAGCATCCACTTTGTCATAGAGTTCAAGGAATGCTTGCTTGGTTTCGTCATCAAAACGATTGACGCAAACACTGATTGCCTTTGCTTTATCCTCAAAGATATTGTATGCCTTAACAATATGAATCAATCGACGAGTACTAATGATTTCTTCAATACCACCATCATAAAAAGTCTTACGAATAATATCTGCCCAGTCAGCAAGACGTTTGCAGAAGTTTTCATCGGAACAAAGTTTACTGAGAATTTTAGTTTCAATAGTGGTAGTAGGATACTCTTGCTCAAAGGTTACTGGGAATCGTTCTAGAAATGCTTCATTGAGCACATTGGTACCGATGAATCGACCATCATCACTTCCTTTACCCTTTGTGTTTGCCGTTGCAAAAATCTGAAAACCTTTGGTAGGTTTAACAAACTTACCAATTTTCTTCAAGAACACACCCTTACCTTCAAGGATGGACTGGAGGCATAGAATCTTGTTGGAAGCAAGGTCAATTTCATCGAGTAGCAAGATTGCTCCTCGTTGGAGTGCTTCCACGACAGGTCCGTTATGCCAAACAGTTGCCCCATCGACAAGACGGAAACCACCAATAAGATCGTCTTCATCAGTTTCAATAGTAATGTTTACACGAATCAATTCCCGACCCAACTGAGCACAGGCTTGTTCGACCGAGAACGTTTTACCATTACCCGACAGACCCGTAATGAACGTAGGATAAAAGAGATTAGACTGAATAATCTTTTTAATGTCACCAAAATTACCAAACTTGACGAAGGTATCATCTTTTTGTGGGATGAGGTTTTGCTGTTCCTGATCGGGAACAATTGCAGCAGGTGCCTGGTAGGTTTGCTCCATTTGTTCCCGAAGGGTAAGATTCCACTTACCACGACTAGTCTTAAAGTCATTGAGTTTATTGGTGACGGTCTGGTAGTTAGCACCATTCATAGCACACCAGGCACGAATATCAGCAGCAGTCACAGACTCCCCATACACTGCTTGGAGAGAAGTGCGGATGTAGTCGGGAGTGAGAGTCATTAATTTCTTTGTTAACTGAAGTTATTATACAAGAAAAAGGGGGTGTCGAAGCACCCCCTTAGATCAGTTTTTAAACTGCCCACTTATTCGGTCCCAATCATACTTCATTGCTTGGAGTGCCCATGCCTGAGTTAATGACTTTGGACCGCTTTTTAAAATATTAATCTGATAATCACTCAGATCACTCTTCATCTGCAGATACTTCTGCTTCCACTGCTGGTTCATCTTTAGGTTCTTCTACTTTAGGTGCAGGTGCTGGTTTCTTAGGTGCTGGTTTAGATGCTGCTTTAGGTGTAGGTGCTTCGGATTCTAAACCGATAAGTTTTGCAAATCTTCCCATTGTTTTAATTATAGTTTCTTAGTATTTATCATGCAATCAGTTCAACAAATTCACCAAGAACTTTTTTATTCATTTTTTTAGTACGAAGACTTTTCAAAAATGCAGTTTTGATTTGAGTCTTAGTTGCATCTTCTTTTAGTGAAAATTCTGTAGATTGTGAAAGTGCATTTACAGAGAGACCAAAATAGGTATGATATCCAGAATCATGAATCGCAAATGCCCTTTCCTTTTTCCAAGTCTTCATAGTTTCTTCAGTTTTCTCACCAAAGTATCCACAATATCGACGAATAAAACTATTAGCATCACGTGGTTCAAGAACACGAATACCAATAAAGTTCACATCAGTAAAACTATTGCGAAGATTGTGCAGTAGAACATCAGTAAACTCATACCACTCACAATCAAAGGAATACGTATGTCCCGTTTTACGATTACGAAGAAATGAATTAGATCCAATAGAGTTTGTACCCAAAAAAGGTTCATCTTCCCATCGACGATCAAACTGACGATGATATTTCAAAGGTGATCCTTCACCATCAGTAAGAACAACACACTGAACTTTCTGAAGTTTATGATCATTTTTAAATTGAGGAATAATTTGATGAAGTGAAATCAGTGCTTCATTCAACGGAGTACCAGAAAGACCCATTCCAACAGGAACTCGAATAGAAGAATAATGGTTGAAAGTATATGCGATTCGGAAAATATTTTTCATTTGATTTTCCAAAGTCTTGGTATTCACCTTACTAGTGAAAAGATTCATCATAGAGAACCACTCACCAACATGAACGATTCCATCTTTAGGTTGATATGCTTTTTCACGAAGACTTGCCTTGCCCTCCTCATCATAACTTACAAGAGGATATTCATTAGTAAAAGCATAAACTTCAAAGGGAATAGAAACTTTCTTGCAGAACCACACGAGATTGAAGAGTTGTTTAACGGTATCGAGCATGACTTGCCCCATTGACCCACTCCAGTCCAGAACAAACACCAAACCATGGTTCTTACCATCGGCAAGAGTGGTAACTTTCTTGAACAGGTCTTCGTTGTATTTGTAGGTATGAAGTTTAGAGCAGTCCAGAACACCAGTGCGAGCAGTAGTGGCACGGGCATAGGAGTCTGCTGCCTTGCGGCATTCAAACTCTTTCACCAGATAATTAACTTCTTTCTGTGCAGAACGCTTGAACTCTAGAAACTTATTATCAATATGGTAAAAAGTTTCTGGGTCATCATCACTCCATTGAATATCACAATTATTATGAATCTCTGTATTGGGGACAACAACTTTTTTCAAATCAAGTTTAGGAAGTTCCACATACACATTTTCTTGACTGGATTGATTCACCAAATCTTTGAGTGCTTCTTCAAGCGACTCTATAGTTTTCACTTCGGGTTCTTCGTTATACTCTCCACCACCATCAGACGGTTGAGGTCCGTTTTCCATCTTTCCATCAGAAGATTCAGTTTCACCAGTTTGATCCTGCATCTCTTCACCCCCATCTTGAGTGGAACTACCCCCACCTTGAGTGGTTTCCTGATTTGCATTCATTTCTTCGGGTGCTTTCTGATTCTGTTCTTGCTCCTTTTTACAATACTGATAAAGAATCTTGGAAACTTCCAGAACATCGGCAAAGGTTTCAGTACCTGCGATCAGATTAATGATTTCTTTTTCTTCACCATCTTGAATGGGAATATTGGTATAGTTACCAATCTTGAAATACAGGTTTGCACGATCAGCAAGATTCATTTCGGAAACGTCTTCATCAGCAATCGAAAAGAAGTCTTGATCAGCAAGTTCTTCATAACCTTTATAGAAAGTTTTAGATAGACCAGCATACCGACGCTTCATCAGTTTCTCGATGCGAACATCTTCTACCACATTGACAAACTGTGGTGGAATTTTATGAGTCTTCAACCAATCCTCATCAGGAGTATAGAGTGCATGACCAACCTCATGACCAACCAACATATCATAAACAAAGTTGCTTGCCCTTTCCCACATTGGAAGAGTCAACACACGAGTATGCACATTGAACTGTGCAGTCTCAACTTTCTTGTGCTCAACCACCAGGTCCTCAGTGGCAAGCAATTTAGCAAGTTGGGACTTGATTTCGTGGCAGACGGTCATTGTAATAAAAACGTATGGACATATAATACAAAAGAACCTCCCTTTTTGGGGGAGGTCATATGCCGCTTCTTAAAGTGGCTCAGTCGTGCCTTTGCTTGTCGGAGTGCTTGTGGTTTAAGTTTTCGTTTCTGTTCCTTCTTGGAATGGTGTTGCCAGTTTGGAGTGTTCATTCTTCTTGTGCCTGTGAAGACACCATACGGGAAAAACCTTTGACTTTTTCAAACCTTATGACACTTTCGAATTTGTCATGAAGTTCTGCTTTGTGCGAAATAACAAAGATATTGGCATCCTTGATAACATAACGAATGATTTTAAGAAATTCATCGGTACCAAAACCATCAAGAGAGGAGTCAAAAACTTCATCCATAATCAGCAAGTTGGTATTTACTGAATTTTTGACTCTGGCGACTTCCCTCCAGGTAAACAGTAATGCCAAGTCGATTCTCATCTTTTCACCTTCACTAAATGAACTGTAAGAAAAGTCTTCATGAATTGGTGACTTTACAGTTTCACTGAACTCTTCATCAAGATTAAAATTGATGTAGAAATCCATCATCTGGAGATAACGATTAACTTGCTGATTAATAAATGGAAGATACTTTCTTATGATCTTCGTTTTAACTCCATCGTCTTTTAGTAGTGAGTATGCAAAATCGTGATAAACGATTTCTTGTTTTTGTGTTGATAATTCTTCAATTGTCTTTTGGAGATTGGATCGGAACTCTTCTAGTTTCTCATGTTCAGAATTTCTGTTCTGTAAGTTACTGGTAATAGTTTGAATTTCATGTTCGATGTCTCGTATCTGTCGTTGATTGAGAGATATTCGAGTATTGTTCTGAGAAATGCCATGCGTTAAATTTGTAATCTCCTGGGATAGGGTATTAAATTGACGCTCTCTTTCTTGTTCAAACTTAATTGCGGATTCAAGTTCATCAAATCCTTTTTTGAGTTCCTTTGCCGTATTTTGAGCATCACTAATTCTATTTAAGCGAAACTCTTCTTCTATATCTTGCTGGCAGGTAGGGCATACCGTATTTTCAGCGAAAAACTTATGCTCTTTAGTAATTGTAGATACTTTCTGAGATATTTTACCTCTAAGATTATTTAACTTTACTAACTTATCACCAGCACCTTGATGTTCATGTATTTTATTTTGAATCGTTTTGATATTATCTTCTAGTTCTTCATTTAGAGTAATATAATTACCAACTTCTTTATCTAAATTAGTAATCTTTTCTCTATTGGCATTAATATTGGCATTACCACGATTTTCCAACTCATCGATAAAATCTTTTTGCATTTTAATTTTATCTTTGATATTAGATTTTTTTAGGTCTAAAGACTTTACTTTATCTTTTTTTTCCCTCATCTTATCTTTAATAAGATTACTCATTGCCGAAAAGATACGAATATCCAAAAGATCTTCAATGACTTCACGACGATTAGCAGTAGTCAACTGCATAAACGGCACGAATGTACTACTACCCAGAATTACAATCTGAGTAAAAGACTTATAGTTTACTTTAAGAATATTCTCTTCAAGAATTTTTTGATTAGATCGATCGTCTGCCTCTTTATGCAACGGATTACCATTCACCTCAATGTCAAAGACATTTGGTTTGATTCCTCTTCGAACAAGATACTCTTTTTTGTTTATAGAAAACTCAATCTCAACAACACAATCTCTCTCATTAGTTGTGTTGATAAGTTGAGGTTTATTGATCTTACGAAATGGTTTATTAAACAAAACAAACGTAAGTGCGTCAAGCAAAGTAGATTTACCAGCACCATTGGTACCGATAATTAAATTTGTATTGTTTTTTTCAAAGTCAATTTCAGTAAACTGATTCCCAGAAGAGAGAAAGTTTTTATATCGAATCTTGTGGAAGAGAAGCATTATTTTGGTGGTACTACAATATCGTTTGCAGTGATTACAGCATACTTGTAATTATACATCTTACACGTTTTTATTGCAAGTTCGTCGTCAACTTCAGTAACGTCCATCAGGGTGTCTTCTTGATCCTCTAACTGCATTGCATATCTAACAGCATCATCTTCTTCTTCAAAAAGAAATAACACTTTTTGCCCCAATTCATTATGAACAGCGTAGGCACCTTCTTCTTTGTTATCTCTTAATGTTAGAAGATACATTACTCTACCTCACATGCTTGCCTATAGAGATCTTGGAAAATACCCTTGATAATGTTTTTGTCGAGTTCAAACTCAGACTCATCAATATATCTATTCAAGATAGACATTGTATTCTCTTCTTCTTCAATCTCAAAATCTTCACTTTCTTGAATATCAAAATTTTCTACAATTTTTAAATCTTGTATTCCAGCAGAGTAAAGTTTATCAATAAACTTCTCAAAAGATTTTGGGTTTGATTTTTTGCGAACAATTACTTTTACAATTTTACTATCATACTTCGAAAAATCAAACGTTTGATATGGAGTATCTTCGTAATAGATATTATGATAAAGTTTGTATGGGTTATTGATTGGTGTATGTTCTAAGGTTTCAGTATCAAATATATGAAAACCCCTAGTGTCATTCACATCTGTCCAGTACATCTCATATGGATTACCTAAGTAGAAGATTCGTCCGTCATCCGATCGAGTGTGATAGTGTCCCGAGTAGACCTTGATGAACTTCTCAAATAGTTTGCTCTCAGTACCATGCTCCATGACGAGCGATCGATTAACTCGAAATCCTTGCAACTCCAAGTGCCCCATCGCACACCTACAAGAACTCTTTTTAATAGTGTTGATAGATAATGTCTCATTTCCTTGATTAATCCACGGTAAAAATAAAATATCCAACCCACCAATATTGACTTCTGTAGGTTGACTATAGGTTTTAATATTAGAGTAAGTTTGTAAAAGAAGTTCTGGTGAATTTACTTCATTAGTATTCTTATAATATGTGTCATGATTTCCAATAATCATGTGAACTTCATAGTCTTTAAGATTGTCAAAGACTACTCTTTTTGACCATTCTAGACTTTGATAGTCGATTGATTTGCGACTATCAAATGCATCTCCCATATGAATGACTGCCTCAACACCATACTCTTTTAGAGTTGGAAAGAAAACATTTTTATAAAATAGTTCGAAGTAATCATGCAAATGTTTTGATCCTTTCTTTGCACCATAATGCGTATCGGTTATGATTGCAACTTTCATCGGTTACGATATTGAATATTGTCCTTAATAGTATTATAGTCCGAACTGCTACCAGAAAGCAAGCTGTCGTCAACCATCATAACCTCATCAAATCCAGTTCTCTCAATGATTTTGGTTTTGATATCCAGTTGCTTCTTCTCCTTCTGAATGCGTCTCAGAAAGGCATAGTGGATGATTTGAGTAAAATACGCAAAAGGGTTCTTGGATTTCTCTGGGTCAAAATTATGAATGTACTGAACGCAATTTTCGATTCCGTCAGAAATCATATCCTCACGGAACATATAATTCACAAAGTTTGGTTTATATGACAAATGTGTAGCAATCTTAAGAAAACATTCACCAATATAATTCGTAATTCTAGGTTTAGGCAAACCATTATCCTTTGCCTGTTGAACTTTAGTACGATACACAATTAGTGCTTCTAAAAATTCTTTATTATTTACGTAGTGTTCTGTTTTCTTTCTTGGCATGACATCAGTCTCATGTATTCTATTGATAATCTTATTATATCATACTTTTGGGGCTTGACAATATAATGAATTATAAGTAGAATACCTTTGTTAGGGTTGAAGAGAAGATTTAGCTTTCTTTAGTATCTTTAAGTTTATACAGTTTCTCTAGCATCTTTCTTGCTCTTTCTACTGATGTAACATAACCCATTTTACTAGATGGTTTTACTTTACCAGTAGATTCTTCTATTTTTTTGTCTTCTAAATCATCTTCAACATAGGTATTAAAGATGGTTATCAATCTTTCATCTTTAGTTTCTGTCATAGTAAGAATTTTATCGGGTTTTACAATAAAGAAATCATCATTAGACATTTCCATCCATGGTTTTATCTTTACTTGCATACCATAATTATTGTGTATTATTTTCATAACAACCGGGTTTTGAAGTAGCAGAATAGGATCACCATCATTTTCATCTATACAAACTAATGATAATATTTCTTCCCCTGATACTAGTTTTATAATTGCGTGAAATTCTTCGCCCATATTAGTTTTTAAGCGGTATGTTTACAATATCGTAATTAAAATTTTCTTCGTTATAAACTTTAATTCTTTCAATTAAATGATTAAGGGTATAATTTTTCCTGGATTTGTAGGATATGTCGTCAGCGATATCATATAGAGTTGCTTTTGTTTTGTTATTGCCCTTTCTGAGTACTCTTCCAATACTCTGCAGATTTCTAATTCTGGACTTTGAAGGAGAAGCAAAAATAACATTATGGAGATTCTTAATGTTAATACCAGTAGAGAAAGTTCCCTATGAAGCAACGATAATAGCGTTGTCCTCTTTTTCTGTGATTTCTCTTACTTTTTCTCGATCTTCTGTTGCCACTCCTCCGTGAACGAAGAAAACATGACGATCATCCACCCTACCGTTATTTATCATATCAAAAAGTGGCTGTCCGTGTCCTTCAACACGAGAGAATAGTATGAGCGTATTGCCTTTAAGATCAAGGGCAAGGTTACGTATAAACTTGTTGCGTCGTTCATGATTAATAATGTACTGGACTTCTTCTTCAAAGTTTTCAAATTTGTGAGCAGGGTGTTTCAATAGAAGCACGTTGATATCCAACTTGGCAACATGTCCCTTCTGCATCAGTTCTTCTGTTCTGATAATTTTATATGAAGGACCGAATAAACCCTCCAATACCCACTTATGAGTTTGAGTTCCATCAAGAGTACCTGTAAATCCATAACGATATTTTGCATCTGCGAGTTTTGACATTATAGATATTAATGACTTAGATTTGAACTGGTGTGCTTCATCTCCAACAACCACATTAAATCTTGAAAAGTATTGACGGGGGAGTTTGTAGATGGACTGCCAGGTGGTGATAATCACCTGAGAATCAGTCTCTCTTTCTTTCCCTGCATAAATCTTGTGGCAAAATGAACCTACGTCCCAGCCATAATCTGCAAAATCTTTATACATCTGTTCTACTAGGGAAGTCGTCGGAACGACTATCAGAATATTTCGTTCTTTCTCAACGTGATATCTCACAATCGAATATATCATCAGAGACTTTCCAGAGGCAGTTGGGCTTATCAACAACCTTCTATTATGCTTTAGAGCGTCGTATACACCCTCGATTTGGTAGTCTCTAGGTGAGTACTTACAGATTGCATTCATATAATCTTTCACACCTTCCTTTGAGATCATTTCATTTGTCTCAAAGGGAAGACCATAGAATTTATTGTTTACAAACTCATAGGTATATTCATGGTCTTCACAAAATTTTGTGAGTTTATCTAATAACCCGACATATATCTCACCAGTCTGGGTATTAAATAAACGAATCTTTCCGTCCCAGTACTTATTACGGTACTGTGGCATAAACTTAGCACCTGGTACGTCAAATGTGAACTGATCTGCTAATTCGTAGTAGACGTGTGGTTCTGCTTTGACCTGAAGATATACTTCGTTCTTTTTTGAAATTATCAAATGAGACATAACCCATAAGTTTCACCTATAGGTATTTATTATTGTTCTAAAAACCCGATTGGAACTTCTGCCACTCTATTGCATTTTTAATTTGATATGTTCTATTAGCAACAGTCTTAATAATCTCTTCTAAGAACTTTAACTGAACATCATAGTATCTAATCTTGAGATCAATCGCATTTAACTTTTCATCTGCGTCTAGGTGCCTTTGCAAGGCATCTTTTTCTCTAATTTTATATGGGAATGGTTCTTCGATGTAAACCTCTGCTGGTGCCTTTCCAGAGTAGAAGTTGTATCTCTCAAGTTTGATCTTATTGTAAGATTCTCTTGCTCTTTCTCTCAATAAAGTTATTGTATTATATACTGTATAATATTTTGAATGAAGTTGAGGAATCTTCAAAGACTCTTCATGTAAGTTATCAGGATCAATGACAGCATCTTTCTGCCACATCTCCTGAATTTTATCAAGGTTCATGCTAACTAGAAATCTCTTTTGATATTATATACAGTATACTTGAAAGTTGCTTCTGCTGTAAAGTATTCAACATCTCCCCCAGTAGAATCAAAATCCAATGAAGTTAAAAATACTGGAAATAAATCTTTGAAACTTACTGTAGCAATTTTATTGAAATTGCTATTTAAAATATGAAGAGAACCATCACTAAAAATTTCTTGCGAATTCTTGACACCATTTTCACCGGTTTCTAATTCTTTATATTGGTCACCAGATTCTGGAGTGCCGAGACCTGTTAACCAATTATGAATCGTTAGATAATTCTCAAGATTTTCATCAACCAAAAATCTTAATGTAAAGTCACCGTATATTAATTTATCTCCAGGAACATCAATATCTTTCAAATACGTTGGTTGAATAGCAGTCCCTAAAGAAATATCTGGTACTACTGCCGAATTTGAAAAAAATGAAACTTTAGGGTATTTTGATAGAACAAATCTAAACCCAGAGGGTGCCAGAAAATTTCTATTGGCAATTTGATTATCAAATGACATTTTTTATTTCTATTTAGATAAAAAAAGAGGGTCCGAAGACCCTCCCTGATAGATATGTGAATCGAGATCACATGAGGTTGGTAACACGTACTCTTCTGTAGTAACGGTTTGCGTTAGCAGTAAGAGCACTGTTTCCAGCAGCAGTACCAGAAGCAAGAGCACCGTCATTGGCAAATGGGTTAGCAACAATGCCATAACGGGTCTTAAAGCCGATCTTAGGCTGGAAGGTGTTCTCACCAACGGCACGAACCATTTGGAGAGGAACGTATGGGCAATAGAACAGACCTGCGTCATAAGGTGAAGAACCCTTATAACCAACAACGTAGTACTGAGCACCACCACCAGCGGCACCAACGTTTGCCGAATATGGATCGATGTAGACTCTGTACTTACCTTGGAGAACACCAGCAAAGGTGTTACCAGTGTCATCAACGTTGAGGTTTGCGTTAAGAGCAGGGGTGTAGTCGAGAACACCAGCCATGGTCAGTGCTGAAGCAACGTCAGCAGAGCACATGATGATGTTGCCCTTCCCTCTACGAGTTCTTTGTGCGATTGCGTTAGCATCACGCTCGATCTGGAAGATCAGACCCTTGAACTTCTCAACAGACCAACGACCGTTGGAGTCAACGTCAAGGTCAAAAGTACCAGCATTAGCAACGTTCTGCTGAGCACCAGCTTCAGCAACGGTGTAGATGGTTCTGATGACTTCACGGTTGATTTCAGCAAGAATCTCAGTTGACAGAATGTTTGCCAACTCAGCTTCTGCATTCAGACCGTGAATTGCCTTGAGGTCTTGAGCAAGCTCAAGTGAGTACTCAGCCTTCAGGGCTCTTGAACGTGCGGTAACGGTGACCTTCTCGATTGAGAATGCCATTTCGTTGAAAGCACCTGAGTCACCACCAAGGTTCTCAGAATCACCTGTGTGCATACCTGCACCAAGGTTGTAGGTGCCAGTGTCGTTAAGAACGGCAGGGTTGTCACCAGTCTGAGCAGAGGATGTGCCGATACCAGTTGCGGGGAGGCCGTTAGCAGCATTCTGACCAGAGAATCTGGTGTCTGCTTCGTTGAAGAATGCCTCGTCTCCAGTTTGACCAGAGTAACGTGAACGCATTGCGAAGATAAGTCCAGTAGGACCGTTCATTGGTTGAACACCTGCGAGGTCATATGCGACCAGGTTAGGCATTGAACGTCTGATCAGAGAGATCAGAACAGGGTCGAAACCTGCAACAGGTGCACCAGCGGTACCACCGAAAGCACCAGATGCTCCAGTACCATTACCAGAGTTGGTGATAGGTGCTTCAGAAAGGAACTGACGCTCCTCCATGAGTGCTTTTTCTTGGTTCTCCAGGAGAACTGCGGTAACCATTCTACGGTGATTATCTTTGATATCACCGAGACCTTGGTGGTCTAGGAGTGGTGCCCACTTCTCCTGCAGATGTTCTGCATTGAACATTTGCATTTGAATTTACCTCTTTAAAAATTTGAAAAGTTTGACTATGATTTAAAAATCACTTTTTAGAAACTCTATTCAGAGTCTGAATGTATGTCTCCATTAAACCAGAAACTTCTGGTGTGGAAACTTCGCTCGATTCGGAAATCGTCTCTGAATCGTTTCTTTGAGTGCCATTGGTTGGGAAATAAGAATTTCTCAACGTTACTAGCTTCTCACGATAGGTCTCTTCACTATCAAACTCAACATTTTCTGCAAGAGAAGCGAGCTTGTCTTTCTGGGAAAGTGCAAGACCTTCAGTTACTTCTGCAAAGATTACGTCAGCAACTGATTCTGCTAATCTCTTATTAAGAGCAACATTTCTTTCGATTTGCTCGTTGAGTTTAGACTCCATTTCATCAAGTTTATCTACCATGCTCTCGATTACATCATATCTATCTTCAGGGATGGTTACATAATGTTCTTCAAAAAGACCCTTCATTCCCTTAAGGAATGATTCGGTCATTTCAGTCTTAAGACCGTGCTCAACTGCGAGTTGATTTTCGGAAATCCACTCATCAGCAACATACTCAAGGTATGCATCAACACGATCAACAAGTTCTTCTTTAATTTGAGCAACTTGCTCTACAAGTTCCTCTTGATATTTTGCTTCAATCTCTTCTTTGATATCAGCAACTTTTGCCTTGATAGCAGTCTCAAAAATGGTACGTGCTTTCTCTTGGAATTCCTCAGAAAGCTCTTCACCTTCAAGAAGGGCATTAACATCTTCTTCGATGTCATACTCTTCTTCCTCAGCAACTACTTCCTCTTCAGTAGTTTCCTCTTCTTCGATGACCTCTTCTTCAGTGGTCTCTTCTTCGGCAACTACTTCTAGATCTTCATCTTCTTCAGATTCTTCTTTTGCCATTTTAGGCATTGAATCTGCAGGCTTGGCACCTTTGTTGACCACATTCTTGACTTGTGCAAGAGTTGCAGAGGGGTCTTTGAGTTTTGCCGAATCGTCATCGGACTTATAATTTTCGGGAGTAGGACCTCCAAGATCTTCCACGGAACCTAATTGGGTCCCAGGATCAGCCATTTTAGGCATTGAATCTGCAGGCTTAGCCCCTTTGGTTACTACGTTTTCCATTTCTTGTAAATTGCTACCAACGGACATTTGATTAGATATTTTTGTATTAATCTATATTTATTTATAAATTAAAGATTTGAGAGAAATTCGTTGAATAAATTCAACTTATGTTCTTCAAGTCTTTTTTGATCTACAAGAGTGTTAATTCTTCTTTGAGTTCTCTCTGCGAGTTGCTCACGGAGAATTCCTCCTTCCCAAACCCACTCTTTTCCTTCCATAATTCCAGAAACAAAAGCGTCTGGGGCAGAAGGATCAGCGACGATATCAGCAGCAGTAGCTAACATGAAATCTTCACCAACAACTTTGACACCACCACGATCTTCTCTCAATGAACCAACACCACGAGAAGAAACACCAAGCATCACACCCTCATCTAAAAGTGAAGATGCGATCTTACCCATTGGGGTGTTGAGGATTTGCGCCTTACCTCTAAAATTATTTCCCTCTTGAACAAGAGAAGTAATTTTATGAGATACACGATCCAGATTTACAGTTGGTCCATCTGGATGACCGAGTTCTCCAAGAGCACGACCTTTCTGAACGAAGTTTTCGTTATAACGACTCACTTCTCTGGAAAGAGTTTCCATGGGATACATTCTCCCATTTCTATTTTTTAGATTGCCTTGAAGAAATACACCTTCAATGTATAACTTTTTATTCGCACCCTTACCTTCAGTAAGAATCTTTATATTTGAAATTTCTTCTGTGATAAGTTTCATTTGTTTACCCAGTAAATCCTACTTTTGCTCCGACTACGGCATTATCTGATGCCCATATTTGGTCGGCACCCGATTTCTCAAAAAACTCAACGTGCCCTTGAGGAAGAGATACAGTTGCAGTATTTGCATATCCAGCAGTAGTGCTTTTTGCAATACTTACTGTTGCAGTGCTGCCAACTCCATTATAAACACGAACTACAGTGGCATTATCTAACGTTGTCGTGGATGCCAATCCTGTTTCCGTCCCAATCAATAAAGTTCTTGTCATTATTCTTCCCCTTGGTTAATTTCAGTATCAAACATTCGAGATGCAACATTTGCCCTCATATTTTCAATCTTTTTAGATGCTCTATCATAGAGAGCATCCTTAATACTTTGACTAATATCACTTGCTTGAGAGCCAGTGCTCACCAAATCAACAATTTTTTCCATAAAAGCAATTATATCTATATACGTTTATTTATATTTCTGCCGTTTTGTTATCTTTTTGAAAATCTGCATTAGTAATCATAGACTGTTGTTCCAGGTCTGGTTCGGTTGGAACATCCCCCATCATTCCACCATCTTGTGGTAATGGTTCACCTGTGATTGGATCTACAGAATTTGGATCTGGAATAATACCATCCGCAATCTCTTTCTCAATTTGCTCATCCATTTCTTCCATTTCTCCATCAGTCTGGCGAAGAACTTTTCTACGAACCCATTGAGTTGAATAATATTTTCCAATATATGGTTCAATAGTTGCAAGAGTTCCTAATCTTTCATTAAGAAGTTCTGATTCTTTAAGTTCTGCAAACTGATTATCATATAAGAAATCGTATTGAACATGATCACTAATTTGTTCCCAATCTTCTGGAGTAACAATGTTTTTGAGAATCAATTGCGTTTTCAACATGTCGTTGAACATCTGAGCAAAACGCTTTCTTAGACGACCAACAAACTTAGCAAACTTAAGTTCGTCTCTCAGGATCTCAGAAGATCTCCCCAAGTTAAACCCACCATCAGAAGCAATTCTTGATTCAGGAACTCCAAGTGCTCTATAAAGTTTCTTTTGGAAATATTCAATGTCTGCAAGTTCACCTAAGTTTTGACCACCAGGAAGTGTGGTGATTTCAGTACCCCTACCACCTTCTCTTCTGGGAAGCCAGAAGTCCTCCATCATGGACATAAACTTACGATCATCACGAACTTCACCAGTATTTGCATCATACACAAGTTTGTTGCGATAACGCATCATAACATCACGAAGATATTGTTCTGCCTTTACCTTAGGAAGATTACCAACGTCAATATAGAAAATACGACGTTCTGGTGCTCTAGATAATCTATAGATAACCAGAGAGTCTTCAATCATACGGAGTTGATTGAGACCTTTGATTGCTTTATGTAGATATGAAAGAACAGAACCTTTATTTCTATCTACAAGTCCAGAAGTGCAATATGTTATAGAATCTTTCGCAATCTTAATTGAATTTTTTTGTCTACCTGAGTTTGGAATACCAGACTGACTTGCAGGTGTATATAAGAAATATTCTTCTAGTTCTGGTGAAATACTACTATATCCATCTTCATCACCTTTTTGATTGAGATAGACACTTCCTAAAG